TTACAAGAATTTCAACCATCAACAGAATCAACTGCTAGAGCAAAACCAAAATACTACGCTATGTTTGGTGGAGCAACAGGTGTTACTGATACTACTTCAGGAAGACTATTTTTAGCTCCTGCACCAGATAGTACATACGTATTTAAAATACATTATGAAGCAATTCCAACTGGATTATCTGGATCAAACACTACAACTTATGTAAGTCAATATTTTGGAAACGGTCTATTATATGCTTGTTTAGTAGAAGCATTTTCTTATTTAAAAGGTCCAATAGATATGTTGACATTATACGAAAATAAATATAAACAAGAGGTACAAAAGTTTGCTGGAGAGCAACTTGGTAGACGTAAAAGAGATGACTACACGGACGGTACTGTTCGTATACAAGTCCCTTCTCCGTCACCTTAATAGGAGATTAAATTATGGCAATATCATCGGCAATATGTAACAGCTTTAAACAAGAAATATTAGTTGGTACACACAATTTTACAGCGTCAAGTGGGAATGCATTTAAAATAGCTTTATACACAAGTTCAGCATCTTTAGGTGCAGGTACAACAGCTTACAGTTCATCAAACGAAATTTCTAACACATCTGGATCTGCATATTCTGCGGGCGGTGCAGCACTTACAAGTGTAACACCAGCTCTAGATTCATCAACTGCAGTTTGTGATTTTGCAGATGTTAGTTTTACCTCAGCATCTTTTACAGCAAACGGTGCTTTGATTTATAATGATACACAATCTGATAAAGCCGTAGCAGTTATTGCTTTCGGTGGTGATAAAACAGTTTCATCTGGAACTTTTACAATTCAATTTCCAACTGCAGACGCATCTAACGCAATCATTCGTATAGCGTAAAGGTAACGACGGATGTCCGTTACTAGAACTTTTACAGTAACGGTAGTTAGTACCGGTTCAGGTAATAAATACTTTATTGATGGAGTACAACAACCTACCTTAAATTTAGCAGAAAATGGTACATATAAATTTGATCAATCAGATAGTTCAAATGGTAGTCACCCTTTAAGATTTTCAATAACTAGTGATGGAACTCATGGTGGTGGTTCTGAGTATACAACTGGCGTAACCACATCCGGTACACCTGGTCAAGCAGGATCATACACACAAATTGTAGTAGCTGAAAGTGCACCAACTCTTTATTACTATTGCACAAATCACTCGGGAATGGGAGGACAAGCAAATACTGTTGATGACAATACTTGGGGAATGTGGTTATGGAACACTAATGAATGGGGTGATCAAGGTCCTGTAGAAATAACTTTAAGTGGACAATCTGTAACTTCAAGCTTAGGAAGTGTTGTAGCTACACCAAGTCTGCCTCTTGGATTAACAGGACAATCTAGTACATCTTCAGTTGGGTCTCTTAATCTTGATATAACTTCTGTCATATCTTTAACAGCTCCATCTGGATTAACAACTGGTGTTGGTTCTGTTGCAGCAGCCAACATATCAGGTTGGGGTAGACAAGAATGGGGTAACTCTGGTTGGGGAATTAATTATGCAGTAGAACTTTCAGGACAACAAGCAACTTCTAATGTTGGTGCTCTTGAAACTGTTCAACTTATTCCAGTACCATTAACAGGTGTTAGTGCAACATCAACTGTTGGTTCTATAAATGCAGGTATATTATCTCTTGCAAATTTAACAGGTGTTAGTGCAACATCTGAAGTAGGTGATTTTGATAACGCTGGTACATTAGTTGGTTGGGGTAGAAATGGTTGGGGTGAAGAATTTTATGGAGATTCATTTAATAAATTAGTTCAACCATCAGGAGTTAATGCAACATCAGGTATAGGATCATTAACAACTGCAATAGAAAATTTTGTATTTCCAACAGGAGTAAGTGCAACATCAAATGTAGGTACCTTAACAAATATTATAGACTGTGTGGTTGTACCAACAGGAGTATCAGCTACTTCTAATGTAGGATCAATTGATCCAATACAAGGCACTGTTGGATTAACAGGTATTAGTATGACTTCTACAGTTGGAGGTATCATTCTTGATGCTATAGAAATTGGTTTAACAGGTGTATCGGCTACATCTTCGGTAGGATCTTTACAACAACAAATTTCTGAAATTTTATCTGGTCAACAAGCAACATCTTCTTTAGGTTCTTTAACACTTGAAATAGAAGTTCCATTAACAGGTGTTTCTGCAACTTCAGCAATAGGAAATATAACTCCCATAGAAAATGTTGTAGGATTAATAGGAGTTGAAGCTACATCTTCTGTTGGAGAACCATTTATTATTCATTATCAAGATGTTGACACTGGTTCAAATACATCATATAGTGCGCTCTCAACAGGTTCGAATACGAATTATTCTAATGTTGCAACTGGATCAAATACAAGTTATACTGAAGCTGCATAGGAGATAAAATTATGGCATCAACTTATACACCTCTTGGTGTTGAACTAATGGCAACCGGTGAAAATGCCGGTACATGGGGAACAAAAACAAACGCAAATTTAAATTTAGTATCACAACTAACAGGTGGATTTGCACAAGTATCAATTGCAGGCGGAGCAGGAACTACAGCATTAGATATTGACGACGGAGCATTAACTGGAACAGCTCAACAAAGAATGATTGAGTTCACAGGTTCTATTACTGGAAATAGAATTGTTACAATTCCAAATGATGTAGAAACTTTTTACATTTTAAGAAATTCAACTTCTGGTGCATACACAGTACAATTTAAATATGCTACTGGTTCAGGATCCACGTTTACTTTTTCAGCAACAGACAAAGGTGATAAAATTTTATTTGCATCAGCTAGTCCCGATGCAACAAATCCAAATATACTAACTCTTGCTATTGGAACAGGTATATCAGATGTTGTTGATGATACATCACCTCAACTAGGTGGTAACTTAGACACTAATAGTTTTAATATTGCATTCGATGATGCTCACGGAATTACTGATGAAAGTGGTAACGAACAAATTATATTTCAAACAACAGGTTCAGCAGTCAATCAATTTGATATAACTAATGCTGCAACTGGTGGCTCACCTAAAATATCAGCAACCGGTGGTGACTCAAACATTGATTTAGATTTAGAAGCAAAAGGAACAGGTCATTTAACTGTTAGAGGTAATACTAATCCTGGTGCTATTCAATTAAATTGTGAATCTAATTCACACGGACAACAAATAAAATCACAACCTCATTCAGCTTCTGTAACTAATGTTATGTTATTACCTGCTGGAGCTGATTCAACTCTAGTATCTTTAGTATCTACAGATACTTTAACTAACAAAACTTTAACTTCACCAAAAGTTAATGAAGATGTAGCAGTAACTTCAACTGCAACAGAACTTAATATTTTAGATGGTGTAACATCTACTACTGCAGAACTTAACATATTAGATGGTGTAACAGCTACTGCCGCAGAATTAAATTACTCTGATCTTGCAACATTAGGTACAAGTGCGGCTTCAAAAGTATTAACAGCTAACGCTAATAATTTAACAACAATATCTGGTGCAGTATTAAATACTGAGGATACATTATCTGACTCATCAACTATTTCTTGGAACGTAATCAATAGCCCAGTTGCTAAAGTTACTTTAGCTGGAAACAGAACTATGGCGGCTCCTTCAGGAACAGGTACAGCTGCTGGTCAAATGATATCTTTATTAGTTATTCAAGATGGTTCAGGTTCAAGAACAATTTCATGGAACGCTGTATACGAATTTCCTTCTGACACGGCACCAACTTTAACAACAACAGCAAACTTAGGTGACATATTTTCATTTAGATACAACGGATCTAAATGGTTATTAATAGGTCAAACTTTAGCATTAACTTTATCATAGGAATATTATGTACGCATTAGTAGAATCAGGAACAATTACAAAATACTTCAACAATCCTAAAGGATTTACTTTAGGGGATGTACAATACCCAGCGGATATTTTTATGAAATGGTCTGTAGAAGAAAAAGAAGCTATTGGTATTTATGAAGTAGTATTTGATAACAGTAATAAAAAAGATGAACAATGGTATATTAATACTGATCAATCTTTTGCTTTTGCTGATGGAACTGTAACTGCAAGTTATGGAACTGCTACACCTAAAAGAGCAGAAGATACTTTATGGACACAACAAGATAGTGATGATGGAGATTTACCATCTGACAAATCAGTTGGAGATGTAAAAGTTGAAGGTTTAAAAACAAATTTAATTAAAAATTTAAAAGTAAATGTTGCAAACGAATTAGCTGAAACTGATTGGTATGTAATTAGAAACACAGAAAAATCTACAGCAATCCCAAGTAGCATATCTACTCACAGAGATGCAGTTAGAACTAAACAAGCAGAAATGGAAACTGCAATTACAAATGCAGCAGATACTGCAGCACTTGAGACTTTACATACATACACTACAACAGATGGTGTTCAATCAAGACCATTAGGCGAACTACCAATACTGGAGTCGTAATCCATGCCTATAATTATACCAGCAAACTCAGCAGTAGGGGGAGGTTTTGATGTAGCTAACTCATTAAGATTTAATAGTGGCAGTAGTGATTACTTAAATAGAACATTTGGAACACCTACAAGTTCTCAAACTTGGACATTATCTTTTTGGATTAAAAGATGTAAAATAGGTTCAGCTACTGAATTTGTTTTTAATACTGATGGTGGTAACGAAGAAGATAGATTACAATTTAGTTCTTCAGATACTTTAACTTGGTTTGAACAAAACTCAGGTGGTGGAACAGTTGCTGAATTAACTACTTCTCAAAAATTTAGAGACGTTTCAGCTTGGTATCACATAGTAGTTGCAAGAGATAGTACACAAGGCACATCAAGTAATAGAATTAAATTATATGTAAATGGTTCACAAGTTACAGCACTTGGAACAGCTACATATCCTTCTCAAAACGATAGTAGTAGATGGAACACAGCAGTAGCACATGAAATAGGTGCAAGAAATGGTGGTACTTTTGTAAATCTTTATATGTCAGAGGTAGTTTTTATAGATGGACAACAACTAGCACCAACTTCATTTGGAGAATTTGATGAAGATAGTGGGATATGGAAGCCGATAGATGTATCTGGTTTAACCTTTGGTAACAATGGATTCTATTTAGACTTTGAAGATAGTTCATCTTTAGGTAATGATTCTGCTGGTTCTAATAACTGGACAGTTAATAACTTCACAGCAATAGATCAATCTACTGATACTTGCACAAATAATTTTGCAACAATGAATTTTTTATCTGGTTCATTTAGTAATAACACATTAACTGAAGGTAATCTTTTAATTACAGTTACTTCTGGTTGGAGATGGAAACCTTCAACAATTGCTCCATCATCAGGTAAATGGTATGCTGAATTTAAACCGACATCTGGTGGAAATATTTATACTGTTCCAGGGGCAGTACCTCAAGTTTCATGGGCTTCTATTGATGGAGAAACAATAGGTGCAGGTGCTGGTGGAGAAAATAAAAGTGTTGGTTATAGTTATGATGGTAATGTTATAAAAGGTAACTCAACAGTTTATTCAGGTTCAAGTTATACAACTAATGATATTATTGGAGTGGCTATGGACTTAGATAATTTTAAAATTTATTTTTCTAAAAATGGTACATTTCAAAATAGTGGTAATCCTGCAAGTGGTGCTACTGGAACTGGAGCAGTTTCTTTAGATTCAAGTTTAACTAATTGGTCTCTATCACCATCAGTAGCAGGATCAGCAATGGCTTGTAATTATGGCTCTGCCCCTTACGCAATCTCATCTGGCAATGCAGATGGTAATGGATTTGGAAACTTTGAATATGCAGTCCCATCGGGCTACTTTGCCCTTTGTTCTAAAAACCTAGCGGAGTATGGATAATGGCTTATACCGATATAGACGATTCGTCATCAGCGTTTCAAGTTAAAACCTGGACAGGGACAGGAAGCTCTAATGCTTTAACTTTAGATGGTAATTCTAATCTTCAACCTGATTGGGTGATGATAAAGCAAACATCTGGTACTCAACAATGGAATGGTTATGATGTTATAAGAGGAGTTCAAAAATATATTTGTTGGAATACAAATGCTCAAGAAGAAACACAATCACAAGGATTAACGGCATTTGGTTCTGATGGATTTACAGTTGGTAGTGATGATATGGTTAATGGAGGTTCATCAACCTATGTTGGTTATTGCTGGGAGGCTGGTGGCTCTGCTTCATCAAATTCAAGTGGAAATATAACAAGTTCTGTATCTGCTAACACAACAGCTGGATTTAGTGTTGTAACCTATTCAGGAAATGGTTCTGCTGGTGCAACTGTTGGCCACGGACTGGGATCTGCTGCAAATCTACTTATGGTGAAAAAAAAAAGTAGTAGTGGACAATGGGTATATGGTAGCACAGGTTTAGATTCAAGTTGGGATTATTTTTTATTTGTAGATGATACTTCTGCTAAAGGAAATGGAGATAATGTTTTTAATGATACAGCACCCACATCTTCTGTTTTTTCAATAGGAAATGCTGGAGATACAAATGCAAGTGGTCAAAGTTATGTAGCCTACTGTTTCGCAGAGAAAAAAGGTTTTTCAAAATTTCAAAACTACACAGGTAATGGAAGTACTAATGGAACATTTGTTTATACAGGATTTAAACCAGCTTTCGTTCTTTGTAAATTAACAAGTGGATCTGGATATGGCTGGACTTTGTTCGATAATAAAAGAGCTGGATATAATGAAAATAATTATACTGTACAACCTGACGGTAATGGTGCACAAAATACTGGTGGTGGTAATGGAAGAATTGATATGTTATCTAATGGTTTTAAACTTAGAACAACAGATGCTGGAATAAATGGTAGTGGTAGTGAATACACCTACATGGCATTTGCTGAGAATCCATTTGTAACATCAACTGGTGTAGCTGGACTAGCTCGATAAGACAACTTGATACATAGTTAATTCTGGTGTATTTTAAAAGAGGATAAAAATATGCTACAAAAAATAGGATTTCAACCTGGGTTTAATAAACAAGTAACAGAGACCACGGCCGAAGGACAATGGGTCGATGGAGATAATGTTAGGTTTAGATATGGAACACCTGAGAAGATAGGTGGTTGGTCACAATTAGGTGAGTCTAAATTAACAGGAGCTGCAAGAGCTTTACATCATTTAGTTAATAAATCTGGTAACAAGTTTGCAATCATAGGAACAAACAGGATTTTATACGCTTATACAGGTGGTGTATTCTATGACATCCATCCAATCAAAACTACAACAACATTAACAAATGCATTTAGTACAACAAATGGATCTCCAACAGTTACAATAACTTTTAGCACAGATCATAATATTCAAGAAAACGATATTATTCTTTTGGATAATTTTACAGCAATTACAGGATCAAACTATTCAGCATCGGATTTTAACGATAAAAAATTTATGGTAATAAGTGTTCCAACAGCTAATACCTTAACTATTACAATGCCAAGTAATGAATCTGGATCAGGTGCTACAACATCTGGTGGAATCAGAGTACAACATTATTATTCAGTAGGACCTGCAGAACAATTACCTGGTTTTGGTTGGGGACTAGGTCAATATGGTGGAACAGTAACAGGTGAAGCAACTACAACTTTAGATGGTGCTATTAATAACAGCACAACTACAATTGTTTTAACTGATGCTTCTTTGTTTCCAACATCTGGAACAAACTTTGTTCAAATAGGTTCAGAAGAAATATCATATACCGGTATATCAACAAATACTTTAACTGGAGTTACAAGAGGAGTTAGAAACACAACAGCTGCCTCTCATAATGATGATGTAACAGTAACCAATAGTTCAGATTATATTGCATGGGGAGAAGCTGCATCAGGTGACTTAGTTGTTGATCCTGGTTTATGGTCCATTGATAATTTTGGAGATAAAATAATTGCATTAATTCATAATGCACAAGTATTTGAATGGGATTCAAATGCAACAAACGCTGTAACTAATAGAGCAACTATTATTACAGGTGCACCAACAGCATCACGTGATATGTTAGTGTCAACTCCTGACCGTCACTTAGTATTCTTTGGAACAGAAACAACTATTGGTGATCAATCAACTCAAGATGAAATGTTTATTAGATTTTCAGACCAAGAAGATATTAATACTTATCAACCAACAGCAATTAACACTGCAGGTACACAAAGACTCGCAGATGGATCTAAAATTGTAGGTGCAGTTAGAGGTAGGGATGCGATCTATGTTTGGACAGATACATCTTTGTTTACTATGAGATTTATTGGTCAACCATTTACTTTTGGTTTTCAACAAGTAGGAACTAACTGTGGATTGATTGGACAGAACGCTGCATTAGAAGTTGATGGTGCTGCGTATTGGATGTCAGAAAATGGTTTCTTTAAATACTCTGGTAACCTTGAGACTATGACATGTTTAGTAGAAGACTTTGTTTTTGATGATTTAAATACAACTGCTAACCAATTAATTAATGCAGGATTAAATAATTTATTTGGTGAGATAACTTGGTTTTATTGTACATCAAGTTCAACTGTTGTTAATAGATGTGTAACTTATAATTACCTTGACTCACGTCCACAAAGACCTGTTTGGACAACAGGAACCTTGGCCCGTGGAGCATGGCAAGATTCAGCTGTGTTTGGTTTACCACACGCAACTAGCTTTACTGCAAGTGATGATGCATCATTTGATGTAGTTGGTAATACTGAAGGAAGCACAATATATTTTGAACACGAAAAAGGAACTGATGAAGCACTAGCAACTGGTATAACAGCAATTACATCTAACATTGAATCAGGAGACTTTGATATTACACAGACAAGGTCTGGACAAGGACAAACAGGTGTTGCAACGTTTCAAGGAGATGGTGAATATATTATGAAAATTAGAAGATTTATACCTGACTTTTTATCTCAAACGGGTAATACTCAAATAACATTACAGCTTAGAAACTATCCTAATAGTTCTCAAGCTAGCTCACCTCTTGGACCCTTTACAATAACAAGTTCTACTGATAAGGTGGACACTCGTGCAAGAGCGCGAGCAGTATCATTAAAAGTAGCTAATACAGCAGCTAATCAAAGTTGGAAATTAGGTACGTTTAGATTAGATACACAACCAGATGGACGTAGATAATGGCATTACCTTTTTTAAATGATGATTTAATAAATCTTTATAGCAGTGTGCTACCCAATCAAGAAACAGTTCCTCAAGGATTTGATAAAGATAATGTATTTAGAATTCCTCAAGAACGTTTATTAAGTGATTCAAATATTTATACAGATCCAGATATAATAGATGTTCCTGTAGAAGCTACAGATGATGGTATAGTTTCTATTGATACAGGTTTACCTATGTATAGACAAGATGGTAATAATAATAATAGATTTCTTCAATATAGTGGTAGTCCTTATAGTAGTGAGCCAAATGATTTAGCTAATAACTTTTTAGCTGCTACTCAACAAAGAAGAGAAAACTTAAATAACCCAAATAAAATTCAAGAATTAATTAATAGTGGTATAACAAAAATTGGAATGGATCCACGAAGAAGTATTGATGAAATGATAAAAAGTGGTCAAGTAGATAAAAAAAAATTTAGCGGTATTCCATCTGTCTCTGGTATTCTGGCACAAATGTTACCTGATAAATATTATGACATGTCGTTAGAAGATCAAGTGTTTACTCAAGCTAATATGGGTTATGATGGTCCAACAGTATTTGGCAAAAATACAGGTAATCAAGATATATTTGGTATAAATGTTAGATCTGGTCTTGGTAATTATGCAGAAGCAGTTCGAAAAAGTTTTGATAATTTAGAAGATCAACTAAGTGATAGAATTGCTAAAAAATATGGAGCAACTTTTAATCCAATAACTAGAGAGTTTGAAGGACCTGGCGCTGAAGAAGCAAATCGAATGACTAAAATGATGAGATTTAAATATGGTGTTCAAGAAAAACAACTAGCTGATAAAAAAATATTTAATACACAAATTGAAAAAATTAGAGAGAGAAAAGCTAAAGAAGCAGAAGCATTAGCAAATGCTGCAAAACAAAAAGCAAATATCCCAGCAACACCAGGATTTGATGTTAGTGGTGGCTCTAGTGGTGGAGGTAGTTACGATCGAAGTTTTGATTATGGTGGCAGTAGTAGAGAAGCAGCGGAAAGAAGATCTTCTGATTTAGGTTTTAGTGATATAAGATTAAAAGAAAATGTAGAGTTAATTGGTAAGTCACCATCTAATATTAATATATATAAATTTAATTACAAAGATAACCCAACAAAATATCAAGGAGCAATGGCTCATGAAGTACCTTGGGCGTCTGTTAAACATTCTAATGGTTATATGATGATTGATTATAATCAAATAGATGTGGAATTTAAAAAATGGCAAAAGTAACAGTAGTATTTACCCGACCTAATAAAGAATATAGACAGCAAGATGCTGATTCTTTAGTTAGAGATTTAGACGGATTGGTTGAAAAATTAAACTCTACATTCCAACAAGATTTAAGAGATGAACAACAAAGATTTACTTGGTTTACAACATCAAGTTCAGGAGCAAACAATGGCTAATAGATATAAAAATGCACAATTTGATTTAACTACAACTGATGCTACAGATATTTATACTGTACCTTCTGAGTCTAGAGCTATTATACAGAACATACAAGTTGCAAATGTAGGTGGATCTAATGTAGAATTAAAAGGTTTTTTATTCGATACTTCAGCAACAAAAGCTTTTCAATT